AATAGCTAAATCATATTATCATTCATTTAAAATGCCAATTATAATAACACGTGGTAATAATGTGTATGGTCCAAATCAATATCCTGAAAAACTAATACCCATATTTATTCAACAACTGTTACAAGGTAACCAAGTTACTATTCAAGGCGATGGGTCAAATGTTAGAGCATTTTTACATGTAAGTGATGTATGTTCGGCTTTAAAATTAGTCTTGGAAAATGGTAAAATAGGGGAAATATATAATATTGGAAGCGACGATCATCACGAATATACAGTTTCACAGGTGGCACATATATTGATTGAAAAAATAATCGGAACAAAAGATTACGATAAATGGATTAGTTATATTCAAGATAGACCATTTAATGATAAACGATATTATATAAGTAATCAAAAAGTTAAAGATTTGGGATGGACAATTGAAACCGAATTTAATAATGGAATTGATGAATTAATTGAAAAAATAAAAAAGATCGATTATTAAACAAATATTTTTAAATAACTATTAATATTAATTAAAAATATTCAACGTTTTCTTGTTTTAAGTTTATTATGATTTATCATATGTTTTCTTGTTTTACGTTTTCTTGTTTTACGTTTTCTTGTTTTACGATTTATCATATGTTTTCTTGTTTTAAGTTTATTACGATTTATCATATATTTTCTTGTTTTACGTTTTAACATATGTTTTATTGTTTTTACTTTTCCACCCAATATTCCTGCTAAAAATAAAGCACCAACTCCAGTTCCTAAAACAGCAGCAGTACCAACGCCAACAGCAACATTTTCCGGATTATTTTTAGCATAATCAATAGCTCCTTTACCTATATCGGAAGCATATGTTTTTAATGTGGACTTTTGTAGAGGTTCGTTTTGTAGAGGTTCGTTTTGTAGAGGTTCGTTTTGTTGTGGTTCGTTTTGTTGTGGTTCGTTTTGTGGTTGTTTAACATTATCTATCGTGGTTCTCGGAGGTAAAAATGGAGCTGTATTTTTTGGTGCTGGTATTGGATTATCAAATTTATTAATATGTATTTCAATTGAATATGATAAATCTTTTATATTAAATTTTAATTTCCCATTCATATTTCCCCATGTAGGTGGTTCGTGATACTCAGTATTGAATAAATCAAGAAGGGTAGATTCAATGCTTGAGACAATATATTGTTCTTTTAAATTTACAATAATATCTATATTTTTGTTACCGCCTCGTTGCATAATTCCATTACGTCCCAATGGTTCTATAATCATATCGCTTACAAATTGAATATTTTGTTGAATACAACATAAATCAATTATATTAATAATATCTAATGAAATTGGCATTTTTTTGGTATTCATTGAATTCATAAGTGTTGAATTAAAATAATCAACTTCCTGATCATATTGGTCTTTTCCAGCAAAATTTGATAATTCTTCATTAGGAACAACTATATTGTTAATTTTAATAACTCCTGCTCTATGTAAATCGTGGCCTAATTGAGATTTTAGTTTAGAAATGTCAATTTTACCAGTATTAAATATGTCTCGTTTCTGAAAATATAATACTTGTGTTAAAAAATAATATAAATTTTTTTCACTATTATTATATAAAGTAAAATCTATTGTCCCTGTTGGATTTTGTAAATATCGCCCAACTTCAGGAGAAGTATCAAATAAGGTAAACATCGCATTTGATTTTTCTTTTTCAATTTCATCGCGATTATCTTTATTTTTACTTATAAACGGATAAATTTTATTAATTTCTTCAAAAACCGGTGTTACTGGTAGCAAACTTGGATTTTTTTCAACAAATGATTTATATTCATCAATTTGCGATTGATTATACCCGACTACATCTTCGTATGGTTCATCGTTCATTATTTTTTTTATATTTGCTACATTTGTTTCATCGCCGCTATAACCTACAATAGCTTTTTTATAGGTTGATTGAGCATCATAAGTCATACTAAGTTGTTTACAATACGGAGATGAATTTTTTTGACCTAAAACATTTTTGGGGCAACATTTTTCATAATTAAGTTTCATTTTTTTTAACGGTTCTTGACCGTCACCCATATCTTTAGATAAAGTTGATAAATTCATAATATTACAATCATCGTCTATATTTTTTGGATCACCTCCTTTTTTATGTTTTTTTAAATATTTTTTATGTATATTTTTACGAGATTTCATATATATATATACTTTTAAAAAAGTTATAACGAAGTAAAAGTATAGCAAAATTTAATTAAGTTCTTTGATCCAATATTTAAAAAAGTATAATAATAATGAAAACATGGAAATGGAGCACAGGAGAACCTTATTACAAAAGTGCTAGACCAGAAAAAACTAGTAAAGAACCGAATACAAATTCGAATATAGATCCAAATTACGAATATGATTCGCAAAAAAGCGCAATCAATCAATCTTTAGCAGATGATTCCTTTTTTAATCAAGATTCAGATTTACTTAATATTACGAATTCGATGTTTTCAAGAAATCAAACAGCTAATGAAACTAGACGTGAAGATATTGATACAAAAATGGCCGATCGTGAACTACTAGCCCAAAGAGGAGTTAATCCGTTTTTACAAACTAGTTATGTTAATGATATCGTAACTCGGGATATGTATTTGAAGCCAGTTAATACGACACATGGTAGAGAAAAAGAGTCTGTAAAGGATGAATAATAAACTCATTTATATTTAGATAGCCTTTACGCACATAGTATGAAGTAATCTATTCGCAATGTAAGCCAAGAATATATTTAATAATACCATAACAGAATTAATGACAAATGTAACATTTACTTTCTTGAAATGCATAATCATAAAAAATGCTATAGAAATAGCACTAAATACAAATAATGAACCTAACACAATAGACAAAATATAAAAATAGACACAGTATTCTCTTGGCAAAGGGCCAAAATATTTATTCATAAAGCCGGGCATTATATAATATTAACGAATATATTAAATTCGTTAAATTAAATTAAAAATAACATATTTAAGAGAAAACAACTTAAATAAATTGTCCGAAATCTTAAATAATGAACAACTCTAGTTATACAACTCAAAATGATTTATTACTAAAGAATCTGATAATTTTCTATGATACCGATTTAAATGGTTCTTTTAATGTAAATAACAATTTAGACAAAATGATTCGAATTATTACTGGTGAATCTAAAATATCTCTTAGAATTGTTGATTGGTTTGCAACAAACTATGCTAAAAAGTATTATACATTATTTACAATTGAACAAACCAGCGATAATATTTCGAGACGGTTTAAGGTCTACGATGATTATAAACTTAAATTAAAAGCTTACAGTAAGAAACGTTTTGACCCTTTTTGTCGATGGGATAGAATTAGCATACCATATACCAAGGGAAAATTTATTGAAACAACTATCGGACAATTAAATTTCTTTAAATGGGCTCTTGAAAATAAGGTTATCGAATACGTGGAACAAAATTATGATACCATTGAAAAGGACATGAATAGTCGTAACAGCACATCCAAAAGAAAAGAAACACTAGTGGATAACTCCAAGACGCGAAAGAAGCGCGAAGAATTGTCCATTTCGGCTACTAAAAGTATCAAAAAGGAGAAGGTCGAAATAATTGTTCAGTTTAATTGAATCGCTTTCGTTTTTAACAATCTAAAACGAATATATATATATTTAATTTCCCAATCGGGAAAGCAATAAAATATTATACAATCAGCGATAATAAAAAATATGTATATTAACTATCTCGCCGAAAGAAATTTATGATTTTATTTGTTTATAATTTGGTAACGGTTTTAAATGTTACAACAAATTCGGCGTAATAGATGTTAATAATATATCTAAAATAAAATTGATTTAAATTTTAGATATATTATATACAACACAATATGTCCGAATTTACACGAAATTTAGATGAATTGTTACATTTATCACCTCAAAGGGCAAATTTAACGTCCAATTTAAAAAAAAATTTTAAAGAAAATATACATTATATTAAAACTAATTTACAAATTGTAAACCAAAAGGGCGGACAAAATAAAATTATATTTATGCTTACCGAAAAAGCATTTAATTTATTACAGAATTCATATAATTTACGAAATAGATATATTGTTGATTTAAGTGAAAATGTAAAACATATT